ATTTACGATTTAAAAAACCTTTCTTTATTGAATACGATAGTGATACAGACGAAGCAAATGTAAATTTGGGAAATGTTCCATTTTTGTTTAATGATAAAATAGCAAAAAAATCATTTAAAGCAACAGAGCTCGGAAGTATGGATGGAACGGTTCGTATTTCGCAAATGGGAAACGGACAAACACCCGATGGAGACCCGATTTTCAAGGCTGATTTATCCGTTGTTCCGGGAAAAGATGCAGAGGGAATATTGGCAATGTTAGGTAATGATGAATTGGTAAATTCTAAATATGCAAAATCCCGCTTGTGGTTTTCTGATTTGAAAGTTAAGGGCGGTATGTCAGTATATCAAGATATGAAAAAGAAATCTTTTGTTATACAAGATATTGACCCACGAGACGACCCAAATATTTCCGGAGGAACAACCTTTTTAATTGGCTTGTATATTGAGCCAACGCAATATGGGGATAACAGAATTACGCAGGACGGTTGGGTTAGACTTGAATTTGCTGACGATAACGACCAAACGTTATTAGATGTAAACGGCAACCCTATGGCGGTTCAGATTGACTATAAAGCAGGCGACAAACAACGCAAAGAATTGTATTTGGGAGAGTGTCAAGCAAAGGCATTTACTGATGTTCATTTGCGTATAGAAACCAATTTCCCGAATGAAGAATTATTGTCTATTGGGGCAAATTCATGTGTGTTGATTCAGTCAGTAGGCAAAGACTATGGAGTCGGAAAGGCATTGTTAGCATTTATGGCGTTTACCGGGTATCAAATCAAAATGAATAATAAATATTACGGTTACAACTCTTTGAACCTTTCAAGGGCTTTGGTTTTTGACGAACCGGAAATTGACGTCAATAATGATGTAATGTATTTCGGCGATAATACATATTTGTCTGTTAAAACAGCCGCAAAAGTAAGTATTTCAAACAATCAGTTGGTTGTAAAAGATAACGGAAAGGATTTACCCGTATTTTCTTTGTTTAAGAAGTACAGCCGATTTGATACCCATGTACTTAAGGGGAAAAATTATAAAGCAACGGTTAAGATTACGGATAAACAAAACTCTTTTGTTGTTGCTTTGATGAAGTACACCGGAACGGAAGCGGTCGCACCGTCCCCGGAATTACTTAGTATTAACAATGACCAACCGCAATTTAATGCAGGATGGAGCATTGCAGACAGATTGTTTATTTCGGAAGATGTAGTAAGCGGAATCCACGAGGCAACCAAAACTTTTGTTGTTCCGGCTGATGCAGTAGAATTTGCGGTTATTATATATCCTACTGAATCACAAACGCCAACCGATATGGTACTGAATGATTTTGAGGGGGATATAACCCCGTGGTTTAATCGAATGGTAGTAACAGATAGTTCGCATATTTCGGAAAAATATTTGGAATATCAGAAAGACTATGCAAAATTTGTTGTTATGACCCCGGCAGGCGATGCAAGTTACCGATATACGTACAACAAGACCGCAGGAAATATACCTTTGGGCATTAAAAAGGGTTTGGCTTTGGTTAGCAATAATAACGCATGGGCAGACCCCGGAGCGTCAGACCCTAACAAAGTTCAAGGAGATTTATTGGCAGAGGCGGACGGAATTATAACAATTCAGTATTCCGGGCAGGCATATAACGAAACAAGCACAATTAATGAAGCCAATTTTTGGGCTGCAAAGGTTGCGCCGGATGGTTCATTAACGGAAGTTCCAAACAGCCGATATTCAACAACCATTGAAGCAAACAGAAAGATTGCCAAGAACATTCAGTCTAAAAGTATATCATTCCCAATTCAGCAGGGCGAGTCAGTTAGATTTTTGGCTAATTCAAACATTGATGATGGCTTTTATCTGCAAAGCGGAACAGACGGAAAACCTTTGTTTGAGGTTATTATAAACTTCAAAGAAATGGTAGGTATGCCGTTTATACCGGATGAGTTAGAAAAGGGGGCAACAGAATTTTATGAATAATAACCGGGGCGAAAAGCCCCATAAAACAAAATAAAAATGGATAAGATAATTATATTAGATGCCGGACACGGCGTGGATTGCGCCGGAAAACGTTCCCCCATTTGGGGCGACGGTTCCCAATTGTTAGAATGGGAGTTTAACCGTGATATTGTACGCCGTATTGCGGCGATGTTGAAAGCGGAGGGAATAAAGTTTGAAATTTTGGTACCGGAGGACAACGACGTATCATTATCGGAACGTTGCCGCCGTGCTAACGTGATATATGACGATTGCGGGCAGAACGCCGTATTGTTCAGCATACACGGGAACGCCGGAGGCGGCACCGGATGGGAATGTTATACAAGCGTCGGCAAAACGAAAGCCGATGAAATTGCAACCGTCCTTTGTAATGAGGCAGAAAAGGAGTTTGCCCCGGATGG